TGTCACTTCCAGTATCACCACTTATTGTTTGATATCTAAAGACATTACCAATATCTGTTTTCAATTGTGTAACTGCAGAATCATGGTTTGAGTCAAGTGCATTTATTGCCCTTCTTATAGTCATACCAGTGAATCCAGAATCTAATGCAGAATCACCTATTTCTGCATCTAATTCGTTTATACTACCAATAATAGTTTTAGATGTAGTTGTTAGTGTAGTCTTTGCACGAACAGAACCTACGTCAGAATCTAATGTTCTAACATCTGCAGATAAAGAGTTTAATGCATTACCTGTTGTATTTCTTTCTGCACTATCGTTAAATCCACCAAGTTTACCTGCACTATCCGCAACCAAATTAGTAAGTGATGCCCCACCCGAAGTGTGTAATTCATTTATCGCCGCGGTTAGAGTCTTTGTGTTTGTTGTTAAAGTAGTATGTGGTCTAGCACCGATATCTGAATCTAACTCATTAATTGCACCGACTAAATCAGAATCAACTGTAGTTGTTAATCTTGCAAGACCACCAACTTCTTTACCAATTGTGTTTGTATTATTAATAAACTGTGTAAAGTTATCAGTAGTAAGAGTTTTTGTAAAATTACTATCAGTCATTTCTTTCTATTAATTTTGTTAACAGAACTTTAATTTCAGAAACATCTTTTTTGAGTTCTTGTATTTCTTGTTCTTGTTGTTTTTCCTTATTCTTTTTTAATCGTGCTTTTTGTATTTCAGTTGAGTTTGCATTTAAAATAGCGCCAGTCGTTCTGTCTCTCACAAGTCCAGAATTACCTTCAACTTGTATATACCTTTCTCTATTCATTATGTAGAAACTGCTATAACTCTTAAATCTTTAAATAAAGGTGGTTTAGACGAGTTTGTTGACCTAAACACAATTTTTATTTGATACTGATTAAATGCTTCTATTTCATTAGGGTGAGCATTATATCTGTATTCTAAGAAATTAGATTCGTCTGCACCAACAGGACTTTCTAATGGCATAAGTGTGTATGGTTCTTCGTGTATATTTACACCTTCATTTGCAGTTCTAAAGTAAACTTCAAAATCTGCTTCTGCAGGTCTACGAGAATTAAATATTACTTTTAAATTCACTCCATCTTCTAGTAAAGTAATAGGTCTAGTTATATGCTTACTGATATGTGACCCACCTTGAGGTTCTGTTTCAGCAGTAAAAAACAACGGAACATTAAACCCTGTTGTGGCACCACTTGCTTGTTTATCAATTCTATTATGAATCGTAGTCAATGAACATCTTTGTGTATCAATCACTGGCGAAACGTCTGCTCTAATTGTATCAATAGTTGCTCGTAATTCTACAGACTTATTACCGTGTCCTGTTCCTATACCCAACTCAGCATCTTCATCTGAGTCGTGTGCTATCATTCTAGGAGCATCGAAGAAGTTCTCGTCACCTAGTCTAATATCATTTGAGAAATTATCATCTTTACTAAATCTTGTTTCTGAACCAGCAAGAGATTTACCTGTAGTAAACTTCGCACCTAAATTAAATGTAGTATCTTCTGGTAAAAGTGTGTCCATAGTCGGTACAACTATATCAAATTCTATGTTTTTAGTACATGTAACATTATCACCACCTATATAACCAGATGCACTTGCATTTCCTGACTGAGGCGCATTGAATTGAAAACCATTACCATCTACTGCAGTTACAGTATGTTTGGCATGAAGACTTCCTTGGTTCAAAGTACCTGCAGAATCAATACCATTTTGTCCATTAGTAATACTAACACCTTCAATCATGACAGTATCATTGACATGTAATCCATGGTCTGGCATTAATACATTTATAACTTTACTACTTGCAGTAGTTAGTATTGGGTTATTAATTAATTTTTGTTTTGGCACACTTGCATTTTCAAATGTTGCAATACCACCAGCAGTCGTAAATTGTGCTTTAGATATTTTGAATGCCAAGTCTTGTGTTTGGTCTGGTTCCCATGTAGTACCATTTTGTGATTTAAATAAACTACCCATTGAAGGTTGTTTGTTAATTCTTTTCTCAGTACTACCTAGTTCAAATTCATAAGTTCTACCAACATATGCATTATAACTTGTACAATCTGAAAGCAGTACAATTGCATATTCTGTGTCTGCATTTAAGAATATTGGTTCGTCAAAAACAAAATCTGTTGGTGCGGCAAGAACATTTGCTTGAGTACCTGTCGCAGTATTTACACTTCCAGGATTAACGAATACAGATGACCCTGGGAAAATTTGTGATGAACTTGGGTGACCATTAACCATTGGTCTTATTTGTAATTGTACAGGAATAGCATCGTCTTTAGTAGCAAAATAACATTGTACTTTAGTTATAAACATACCATTCGGTGCAGTTACCCTAAATGATTGTGCAAGTGGGTCATGCCATGTGACTGTTTCCCAACGTCTTGTTGCAGTAACAGTTAGTCTAGTTGAACGTATAGTTTCTTGTCTAGTATCTAATGTGCCTTTAGCAGTAAAGATTGCAGAAGCAACAGAAGTTGAAGATGGTTCATCATCAACAGAAATATCTAATAACTTAAATTCTCTTTCACCAACTCTAAATTTATTTGTATCAGAAGATGGTATTAAGAATGAACCTTCTACTTTACCTGAAGCATCAGTTACTAAAGTCGATGAAGTATTAGGGTGAGCATTTAAATTTTGATACTGATTACCTCTATACTCTTGTCCACTAACATCTTTAAAAGTTTCTGCTTTTACAAAATTATCAAATGACACACCATCAAAGAATGGATAGTATCTAGTTGCAGGTCTTAAACCTTCTGCTCTAAAGAACACTAATCTTGGTCTCATGAAAGGTATAAATGTTAACGATACAGTTCTGTCACCTATTATTTCATTTATTGTTCCTGAACCAACAACTTGTCTTTGTGAGAAAGTTTCTGTAGTTCTAAGTAATGCTCCACCACCACCTAAATTATTAGATTGTGTTCTATTAAATCTTTCAGTTACACTTGTAGTTGTCGCCGCTTCAATACCTGCCCAGTTCCATACCCAGTTACCAAACCAAGGAGTTGTGTCTAGATTACCAACACCACCGACAATACCATTAAGTCTGACACTATTCCATATCATTCTCAATGCTTGAGCATTTTGATTTCCTACACCATTTACATCACCAATGTCAATAGTTGCTTCTTCGTTAACAACTTTTGCAGGGTCATATTTAGTATCTGTCCATGTATCAGATGCAGGAGAAAGTCTGATTTGACCTTCATTACTTATTACTGCAAATGGGTTGATATTTTCTGTGCCAGAAATTTGTGTTTGTACTATAGCATCAGTTTCCGTATGTGTCAAGTAAACATTATCACCCTTTAATATAGTATTTGTAGATTTACCAGAATCATATACTAAAGGTATGTTTTGTGTTGAAACGTGTGGGTGTAAAGTATTTGTACTAGGGTCAACAGATGCACGATAATCTGGGTCTTGAGCATCAGATAAACCTCTATCATTAAAGTTATCTACTAAGAAACCAGACTTAGTTCTAGCAGTACCACCAGAATCAGTAATTAATAAGTTTTCTGTTTGTGCTTCTAAAAATGATAGTGCAGTTGTTTCTTCTAATCCATCAATTCTTTCTTCAAGTCTAGCAATGTCTTGCATTCTAAATCTTTTATATTTAAGTGTTTTTACACTAGCATCTGAATCTGATATACCATAACCATTCATATTTACTTCAAATAGATTTAAAGTATTTTCAGGTACAGGTGGCAGTTGTCTAGCAAAACCTGCCTGACCTGAAACAAGTTGTAATGTCCCATCAGTACTTGCAACAACTCTATCTGCTCTTGGTAAATAGTATTCGATATCTGTATTTACAATATCACCTGTTGTAGGTAAATCGTGAGTGTGAGTAAATGCACCTGCAGACGAACCACTATCAGATGCTTTTATACCTCTAAAGTCAACTACGTCTCTTAAATTTACAATTGTTCTTTGGTCTGGTCTGTAATCAGGAATGTCTTCATATTCTACTTGACCAGTATATGAATTTACTGAAAAGAAGTCACCTGTTGCACCATGTGTAAAGTGTTTGTATTTAACATAAACATTACCACTTGGTGCAGTTGCACTTGATTTTAAAATAATTCTACCAGTTTGATAAAATGCTGGTCTTTGTCCATTATCTAAATCAAAGTTTGCACTTATATCAGCACCACTTGAACTACCATCTTTTATTTCTTCAATTGTGTAAATGTCTGGGTGGTCTAGTTTTACATAAACTAATTGTCCTGCAGTTCCATCAGCAACACCATTTGTAATAGGCGCTCTAGTGACAGTTGATTCTGCAAGTGTTTTTGTTCTTGATGAACCATTGCTTTTGTTTACTTTTGCATAAATTGTGTGTGCTCCATCTGGCAATGCAGAAATAGTTAATGACTGTGACCCTACTGACCCGAAAGTTGGATTAGCAACTCTGTCACCACTTGAATCTGTAGTAACAATCCAATCAGCAGTATTTACAAAAGTCTCTCCACTTAATGCAGTTAACGTAACAGTTCCTGAACTTACTGTACCAGCGAAGACTCTTTGTACCTCAAAGTTAATATCAGATAAAGTTTTTGGCCTTACTCTAGGTGTAGGGAATACTATTGCACTATTATTACCTTCTTTTAATACTGCTTGAGAACCTGTCAGTAATATTTTCAAAAAGTCTGTTGTGCCTGTACCAATTGTTCTTGTGCTTCTAAAGTTTTCTCCAGAGTTCATTTTTATATCGTAAAGATATGCTCTAAAATTAGCACCATCTTTTGTTATTGAACGAACTCTTACAGTACCAATAATACTAGCACCTGGATTAGTTGTTGATGTTGATAAATTTACTCGTGAACCATCAATAGGAATAAGACCTTCAATAGTATCACAAGTAACAAATGAACCATAATTTACACCAACAGTTTCATTATTAATTGTAGTTGTCGTTCTTGGTTTTGGTACAACAAGTTTTGTTGGTTTTTCTTTATTGCAACGATATCCATTTATGTATGCAGTTCCTGAAGATACGTTTGCAATTAAATTTGTAGATGCTCCTGCCGAATCTGCTTCTAAACTCAATCTAAATGGATTAACAATGTAATTACCTGACTCTTCTCTTGTTCTCAAAGCAAGAACATCACTTATTTTATTATAGTCATCTGTACCTGTTACTTGTTCTACTATTTCACCAGCAACTACGTCACAATAGAAAACAAAGTTTTGTGTTCCTGTAACATCTGATTGTCTTGTGAGTGTTAAATTAATTCTATATCGGTCTGCACCTGGGGCAGTGGTATTTGGTACTGCACCTTGATTATCATACAATGCGGCATCGTCTGCAAACGTGACTATATCTTCTGTAACTACAAAACCAACTACTTCTGTTGGAAACTTAGAATACTTTCTTAATAAAATAGATTGGTTTTTAGCAAAAACAAAATGTCCTCTTACAAAGAAATCACCAGCACCATTACTGACTAATGTACCTTGTCCTGTTGACGGGTTAGCAGTAGTGTTTGTTGACTGAACTGTTAGAGTTGTTGCACCAGAAGTAATGTTTTCTCCTGGAGTAAATCTTACAGGTGTAGTACCTGATAAATTACTAGGACTTTCGGTATATTGAACAAAAAGAGTTGCAGGGTCACCAGTCGCCGATACACTTGCAGATAATTCTGATAAAGAAGTGTCTGTAACTGCTTGTGCAACTCGAACAACTCGTGCTTTAACACTTGATGTAGCACCAGTAAATTCTAATCCAACAAGTGAAGTAACTTGGTCATCTGTAATAGTACTTGATAATTTAACAAATTCATATGAGTTATTAATTGTTGGACCACCAGGGTTAACTGCGGCACCATCTTTAAATACATGTCTACCAAGTCTTGCAAGTTCTTCTTGAGTTATAGTTTGTGCTTGTGTAAGTTCTCTTGCTTGGACTGCCCTACCAGAATTGAATAATATTCTATGATAATTATCACTATCTGCGAAGTCATCTTTATAGGTAACTCCGAATGTATTTTTAGTAAATGTTGTTGCCATAGTATTATACCTGTATTACGATTTTAATATCTTCTGTTTGTTCTGCAGACCTTGTAATCGCCGCACGATTATCAATATACAGTAAATCACCAGTAAATGGATTCACTTCTGCTTTTATAAATGCGGCAGTAGCACTATCATATCCAGATGATGCTTCTATGTTACCGCCACCTGTTCCATCTGATTCTGTTAGTGCCTCACCAGCAATAAAGTTTGCAAATCCCGTCGAATCATTTTGATGATAAAATAATGCAGTTCCACTACCTGAACCTGAATCTTTATCTACGATTGCTCTTGCGCCTGATGTGCCACCAACAATTGTTTTATCTTCTGTAAAATTATTAGAAAGCGATGCTAACTGTAATCCTCTTACTGCCCTACCTGTAGATGCAGTAAACAATGTACCACCACCAGAATCTGAATCAGCAGAGTAATGTCTACCTTGAACCGCTAACTGTCTAAATGTATTTCCTGATGAATCAACTTTTGGATTCTTTAATAATCCCACTTGTCTAAAATCTTGTCCAATAATAAAGTCAAGACTTTCTTCACCTGTCGGTTTAGCATTAAACATCAACGATGATGATTTTAAATCATCTGTTGGGTCATGTCCAAGTCCCATTGGAGGTGAAAGTATTGCTCTAATCTGTGCTTTTGCAGATACAACACCACCACCAGTAATTTTAACACTTGCATAGTTATAGTTTTGTCCCATGTTTGCGAGTTTAAAAGTGTTGTCTGAACTATCTGTAACTTTTACATCAACAATTTGATTATTACTCAAAACTGCAGTTGCTTGTGCGCCAGTGCCATCACCTTCAATTGTTAATGTTGGTGTACTAGTGTAATTACCCGGTGTAATAATATCATAACCTACAACTTGACCTTTAATCGCCGCATCTTGTACACCCTTTTGTTCTTGGTCAGAAACAGGAGAGTTTGTATCTATTCCTTCAATTCTTTTTACAGGTATAAAGTTTGCAGATTGAAACTTACTTGCATCTAATGAACTAATTGAATACAAAAACTTCCATACATACCCATCAGTTCCTCTAAATGGAGTACCATTTGTACCACCAGTAGGTTCTACTGTTGATACTTGCACTACACCAGTTGCACTTTTACCTTGACGAAGACACATGTATACTTGTTGGTTATTGTTTAATACGTAATAAGTATTTGTTGGATATCCTATTGATGCATCATCGTATGCATCGTATACTGAACCAGATGTCCAGTTTGCTCTAGGAACAACTCTTGAAACATCACCAATTAATTTTACTGATTGCATAGAATTTCTAAACTTTATTTCGTCTGCTAAACTTCTTAGTGGAGTTGGTGGTGTATCTGTCGCATTCCATTGCTCTGAACGACCAATCGCCGCATAGTAATTATTACTTGCATCACTATCGTTTATTTTAATCAAATCCGCAACTAATTGTTTTAGCGGGTCTGTTACTATTGCTACCATTTTTTATTCTCCTTATGCTACTGCGCCACCATATGTGCTAAGTATTTGCCAGTTTGTACCTTCCCAGATTAAAACTGCAGATTCGTTTTGTTCTAATGTTAATGTTGTTCCTGGTCCAAAGTTTGCAGGTGTAAGTGTTACTGTACCTGCTCCTGAAACTACAAGTGTTTTCATTTGTCCGACTGAGGCACCATCTGCCAATGAATTTGCTTTAGCAGTTCCCGATGTAAATTCTGTAAATGGAACTGTATTTGATATTGCACCAGCAGTACTTTTAGTTTCTTGAGTTAATATTTGTGGACTATTTAATTTAACACCACCTGTACCTTTTGCAGTTAATTGAACATCAATATTTGTATCTGTACCAAGTGCTTCAACAATAGGACCATTATTAGTTGCATTATTTTTAATACCTATGTGGTTTACTGCACTTGAAGTCTTTGTTAAAACTAATGCTTCGTTACCTGCAGAATCATTAAATACACCCGCACCGCTTAATCCTGTTACTGTGGAAGCATTTAATGTTGGTGTTGTAAGTGACTTATTGGTTAGTGTTTGTGTATGTGCATTAAATGTCACTTCATCATCACCAGTTAGTAAAGGTAAT